GTAGAAGCTTTTTCATATCCTTTCGGATGTGAGTTTGCGCGAAGATTTTTATCTTCTCATAAAGCCATGATGGCTATCGATGAGTCCACTACTATTAAAACTCCCACTGCAAAACGTACAAAAAATATTCTTAAACTAAGAGATTTGGCTAAGTATAGAAGAATCCTTACTGGTTCTCCTGTTACTAATTCTCCTCTAGATTTATTTAGCCAATGTGCATTTCTTGATCCCTGGCTCCTGGATCATCAGTCCTATTTTACATTCAGAGCCAGATATTCAGTTATGAAATCTATTAATCTAGGTTCCCGTTCAGTTAATGTTGTGGTGGGTTACAGAAATTTAGCAGAACTTTCGGAAAAGGTTCAACCTTTTTCAGAAAGAGTTTTAAAAGATGATTGTCTAGACTTACCATCTAAAACCTATATGAAGAGGGTAGTAACTATGACTAAACCACAAGAAAAAGTTTATAAAGAAATGAAAAAATATGCACTGGCTCATTTAGATGGAAAGAGTGTTACTACTTCTACCGTAATGGTCCAGTTAATGAGATTGCATCAAATTACATGTGGTCATTTCACAGCCGATGATGGAACGATTCAAGAAATTCCATGTAATAGAGTTACAGAGTTAATGGACATATTATCTGAAATGGAAGGGAAAGCTGTAATTTGGTCCCACTATCAAAAAGATGTTCAACGCATAATTCAGGAAATTAAGAAAAAATTCGGAGACGGCTCAGTAGTAGATTATTATGGATTAACTCCACAAGAGGTTAGACAGGAACATATCAAGAGATTTCAAGAAAACGACAAATGTAGATTTTTTGTTGGAACCACACAAACTGGAGGATATGGAATAACTCTAACTGCAGCGAGTAACATGATTTATTTTTCTAACGGCTATGACCTAGAAAAACGTCAGCAGTCAGAAGCAAGAATTGATAGGATTGGACAAACTAAACCAATGACTTATATTGATATTATTACAGAAGATACAATTGATGACAAGATTCTTAGAGCTTTACGAAAGAAGGTTAATATAGCTACAGAGATAATGGGGGAAGAATTAAAGGAGTGGATATAATGAAAACATTACAACAAATAGCAAATGAAAGAGAAAGTTTACATAAAGACCATAAGTCAAGTAGACCATTAAGCAAAAATTATGAGTATGTAGGCTTAAAGGGCGAGTCTCAATTTGCAACAGAATTTGGATTTGAAATAGATTCGAAATTAAGAGCTGGTGGAGATAAGGGAGTAGATTTTGAATCTACTCTTGGAACGATTGATGTAAAAACAGCGAGGAAAGCATATAATCTTATTGTAGAAGAAAATAAAGTTGCTTCTGATATATATGTTTTAGCTCAGTACATGGATAAGACTGATACCGTAGAACTCTTGGGATGGGCGTCTAAAAAAGAAATCCTAGCTGCTCCAGTGAGAGATTTTGGGTATGGAATTATAAACCATTACATCCCCAAGAATAATCTTAAATCAATGGAATCACTAAAGAAGGAATTGGGAAAAAATGATAAATAACAAAAAAGCTTATAAAATCTTTATGGCGCTTCCTAAACCACAGAGAAAGAAATTACAGATTCAATATGATATTGAAAGCACAGAAAATATGTATGGACCTGATACTCCAAAAGAACTTAAATGGCTAAATAGATTTCATATAATAAGAGGAGGTTCTTTCTGGAACTGGTTATGGATGTGTCATTTTAAGAATAGGAAAATATAGGATATACGCGCGAGGCGCTGTGATTTTTGAAAATGGATAAAACCTTACTTTTCGGCCTGCCAGTTTTTCAAACTAAAATTTCAAAAAGCTTATATGATAAGAAAAAAATAATTTCTACCATCGAGGAAAATTTTAACACTCAAAATTATAGAAACCATTGGGATACCCAGAGTGTGATGCATCATTCCTATAATGACTGGTCTAATCCTAAGTATAAACGAGTAGATTTTTCTAGTCTTGTTCCACTTTATAAAAAAGTAATTCAAAAAGGTATAGATCAAATCTCTTTTAATAGACCTATCCAATATACATTTGAGATAGTTAATTATACTTGTTTATCTAAAACTAATTATATGACTGCACATGATCATCCTGGGTGTGACTTTAGCGCTGTCCATTACATTCAATTTGATAAAGAGAATCATACTCCTACTTTATTTGAAAGTACCTTAGCGCATGCAAATTATATGACCGCTCTTAGACCTGAGTTACTTAAAACTCTAACCTCCGATCATAATTTAAACTCATGGGCCTTTAAAGATTGGAAATTAGAATGTGAAGAAGATGATTTTTGTTTCTTTCCTGGGGTAACCCGTCATTCTATTGAGTCGCAAAAGTCTAAAAAAAAGAATAGAATAACCATAGTAGTAAACATAGATATTAAGACAGGTAAAGAATGAATATAGAATGGGAACCAATGTTCCATCTTCCTAAGTGGACGTTGACAATTAATAATTTTAAAACAAAAAAGAAACAGCTTACAGAATTACTAGGAGAATATCCGGACAAACCCAACCCCTTTGGAAACTTTTTAACCAATAGAGCTGGGTGTGAAGACGATGGAGGTAATGACTTAAAAGAAAAATTTATTTTAATTCTGGAAGAAGAATTAAAAGAACTAACTAAGGCAGTTCAAAAAAATATTATGGTTACCTCAGTATGGTCGGCTACCTATCCTCAACACACCTATCATCCTATTCATAATCATGGGTCATCAGGGTTGAGTGGAATTATTTATTTAGATTATGATCCGAAGCATCCTCACACTATTTTTGTATGCCCCTGGAACAATTGGATTACAGATGAAACTTTATTAAGTCCTCCGAAGGTAGAAGAAGGACAGCTTGTGATAGTACCGAGTATGGTTCTTCACTATACCGAACCTAATCTTTTATCTAAGCCTAAAAAAATAATTGGTTTTGATACTAAGCTTTCTTAAAAAATAAAGCCATTGTGAATCTAAAAGCAGGACCAATAACTGCCTGAGGTCTTATAGTATGGGGTTCATTATCAAATAATATAAATCGGCCTGGCACATAGGGAGAAGTAAAGTCTACCTCTCTCATATTTTCTTTATAAAAAATAGTTTCGCCGGCCCAGTTATGACGCCACTCTAAATTAACATAGTAAAGAACCGACATGACTCCGTCTAAATGAGTGTGAGTATAATAATAATCTCCAGGCTTAACAGCATTGATAGTACATTTAAAGAAGTCGTCCATTGTAAAATTAAATTTAGATTTTTTTAAAACTTTTTCTAGGTAGGGAACAATCTTACTGTCCTTTAAATCTTGCAGAGTCCAGGGAGAATGGAAATCATGTTTAGACCTTAACTCTAAGTCGTCACTGTCATTCCAACCAACTATCCGGTAGTTAGAATTAACTGTAAAATTATATATGTAATTCCTAATTCGTAATGGAACTACCTCATCATATATTTCTATCATTCTTTCTTTATACTATCTAAAAAACGTATTTCTGCAACACCTCAAAAGCCACGGCCCCCACCGTAAGCAATAATACCCAATAGACCTTGTCTATCTTGCCACCCAATTCGTGTATACCTTTATGCATATGGTTTAAATCTTTTTTTAACCCTTTGATATGTCCGTAAAGAGCGAGTACATGCTCGCGATTATTTTTTGGTTCGATGGCCATTATGTTATTGTTCCTCTTTGTTTTCTTCTCATTATTTTTTCTTCATTAGTTAAGTAAGCTTCCTCGGTTGGTGTTAATCCACTTTGTAATAGATTAGCCTGCGCTCCTTCGGTTGCTTGACCTGATGTAATAGTCTGAGGATTGGGTTGCGCTGAAGTTACTTGAACTGGTAAAGGTGGTGTAATAATTTCTTCGTCTTCCTCCACAAGATAATCGGTTGCTTCAATATCCCACTCCTCATCTAACGTTAAAGTATTTAAGTCAGCATCAATAGCTTTAAGGACGGGAAGAGCTTCAGAGATTGCGTCATTCGTTTTAATACCATTGACATGTCCTCCTGTAGAAAAACCCTCAGCTAAATTAAAATTATTTTTATAGTCCTTTTCTATATTTTTTAATTCTGATCGTGCTTCTAAGAATGCATTAGGTTCTCCTAGGTTCTGTGCAATCTCCCTGAATCGAGCAATGATATCTTTTGAAGGATAGTAAGGCATGAACTTACCTTTTGTTAAATTATTAAATGTAGTGGCACTCATTTGTCTTTCTCTAAAAGCTCTCAGTAATTCCAGTCTACTACTTCCTAGAATACCTGCTGCGTCTAAGTCCTTAAACATTTCTTTTTGTGAATAGAATCTAGCTTTATTAGAAGCAATGTATCTATTAATAATATCGTTAGCTGAGATTGGACCACCTCTTAATAAACCAAAGAAGCCTCCAGTAAATTCTCTTCGAGCATTTCTAATTCCTTGTTGGAAGTTAGAAATTTTAAAACCCATCGCATCTAGAGGGTCAATTGATATAGGTCTTAGTCCCATTAATCCTAAGACTTCGTCATTGATTCCCATGGTTTTACCCTCTAGGATTTTTCCTCTTTTATCTGGAAGTTCAAATAATGATCGTCCTAATCTTTTATATTGAGCAATTCCTCCAGGTTGAATTGCTTTCCAGGCATGTTGTAGTCTAATCTTTGCTTTGTCGCCAGCTGAGGTTTGATCCGTATACAGTAATCTACCGTCTTTAGTTCGTCCTCCTCTCACTACAATATCTCCCACAGCTTCTGTCCAAATAGACTCAGCTATAAATGGGCTCATCAATTCTGCTCCAGCATCATCAAGACCAGTGATAAAAGATTTAAGAAGAGTATCTCCGTTTTCTGTTCCAGCATTAACATTATTAAACATTGTTCTAAATGGTCGAGCAATTATGTCATAAGCATTTGTATGACTGAAATCCATATACTTTAACTCGCCTGTCTTATCATCACGGATTGGAACTAAGGTAGAATTTTTAGACCACTCAGGAACAAATCTTCTCATTGCATTTATTTCATCTTCACTTACGTCGTATAAAGCTTTAGCTCCTTCAACCACGGCAGTAGGTACTACTGTTAATGTTGTAGCCATCCCTGCTAATCTCATTGCTCCAATGTTATAAAGAGGGTTGTCATTTTTGACCCATCCTTTTCCTACTTCCCAGACAACAGGGGTAACATCACTTCCTTTAACAGCTCTAGAATGTTTCATTTCTTTCATGGCTGTTTCAGCTATGTTTCCAGTTGTTCTAATCATTTCAGATGGGAAAGACATGAAGTTACCAAAAGGTAATACTCTAGAATTTTTTACAAAGTCTCCCACGTATGCATAGTTAGGGACATTATTTTTAACTAGTGTTGCTGTAGCTCTTTTAATTTCATCATCTGTTACTCTTCTAGGAATTTTACCTTCCTTGAATGCTTTGTCATAAGCTTTTCTATATCGATGTCTTTCAACAAACCAAGTAGTAGCCTTCCAGAAATCATCCTCTGCTACGTATTTTCCTTGAGCCCATGCTCCCATATTTTTAAGCTTAGAAAGCATTGGTCTTAAAATTGCATCAGTATTTCCGATGTCGGCCCCCCACTTAACGTCTCTCATTAAGTTTTTTAAATCTGACATTTGAACTTGAGTATTAAATACCCCATGTTCAATTCCTTCTCTGTATAATGCTTCGAACGCATCCTTTCTTCCACGTAACCCAGCTACCCCTGAAGTATTTAATGCATAACTAAATGCATCCTTCATCAGTTTGGGATTTTTAATTCCTTCAAAAAGAATTCCATTAGCTCCAGCAAATGCGCCAGCACTTAAGAAGTTTCTAATGTGAGTGGGAACTGATAGAACTGTTTTAGCCAGTTGGGCTGTGGCTTTAGGTATTAATAAAAAATTTCTATATAACCACATGGTCATTTGTTCAGCAGAGCTTGCATCTTTTCTTCCTCTAACAACACCTGCTAATCCACCTGTTATTCCATTTGCATTTGCTAAAGCATTAGCAATGGCTCGTGTGGTATACATTCCTTTTAAAGGATTAAGTAATTTTTCTCCTACTTCATCTTTAAAGCTTGTAAGCCTGCCAAGTAAAGGGTCTAAAGAAACAATATCTTTTGGATCAAGAACGTTATTGGTTCCTTTCATTGCTTCTTGTCTTGAGTTCCAGAAAGCTCCTCGTTCTCCTTTCCCCCCTGCTGTTACAGGAGCCTGCATCATTTTATTAGTATTATAAAGATTGTCTAAATAATTTGTCATTCTTCCCATAGCTGACAGCGTAGTCGTAGCATTAAAAATAGAATATCTTGGGTCTTGTATCTCTCCAAACAATTCTCTTAAGACTTTGCTTCCTTTTCCTTTAGCTCCTTTAAAAGAATATTTTTCAAATTCTTTTAAGGTTTGACCTTGTGCTGTTTTAAGAGTGTATGCAAGATCAGGTAGAGGACCCGGTTTTTTACTAGAAGCTGCTACTTGTTTAACTAGATCATCTACTATTTCTTTAGCTTCTTGATAATATTGATTAGGTTTATTTGCAGAAAGTGTTGTACCACTATCTTTCGCTATCATTCTTCTAAACAAATTAATAGCATTAGCCATAGCTTCATCTGAGGGAACATATTTTTTAAAACCTAATATCCCTTTGTCTTCAAATATTTTATATGTGTTACCAATGTACTTAGTGAATCTATCTTTAAGAATTTCTTTAATAGATTTTACCCCGTCTTTAAGTACCACTCCTTTAGTATTTTTTTCTAATAATTCTAAGAGATTTGAAAACTCCGTTCGCGCTGCATCTAAACCTTGATATATATTCTTCCTAGAATCTTTACTTATTTTCTTTCCTTTTAAATCATCTAAAAGTTTAGTTAATCTTTTTCCATCTAACGTTCCTTCTCTTATATTACCCTCAAATAAAAGTTCATTCATTTCTTTTAAGAAGGCAGTCTTTTCGCCTTGCAGGGATTTATCCATAGTGATTTGCATGTCTGGAAATATTTTACTAATTTCTTTAGTAAGATTAGTTACAATTTGTTTTGCTCTTAATTGATCTTTAGCTACTAAATTTTCTTTTAACCAAGTAGATTGGGCCACCTCTTCAGTCATACCTGATCTAGGTCTAAAAGGCATTCCAATATATTTATCAACCCATCTTAAAAATTTTGAATTAGAATAAGCTAAATCTTTCCCTTGCCTACCTAATCCCTTGGCTGCAACAGTTGCCCCATATACAAAAGGAGTAATTAAAATTGACTCTGATCCAAACTTAATTCTATTCAATAGTTT